TGATTATTGATTCTTCTTAGTAATTCCAACTGTGCGTCAGCAGTAGGTCTAGGAAGTACATCATCCATAGATTTAAGATCTTTGATAAGCTCTTTTTCTTCGTCGGTTAGTTCTCTATTTTTACATTTTAAGACAGCTAACTGATACTCAACGTTAAATACTTGAGGTCCAGTTTTCTTTCTTTTAAAATGAATGTCATAACCAGTTACTGGGTCTGTTGGATCACCTAAGTCTTCCATAGCTACAATAATTTGGTCAAACAGTTTTCTTTTAAGATTCAATACTTTAACTGAATTGTCTGAATAATCAATACATTGAACCGCATAAGACCATCCACACTTTAAGTCTGGGTAAAAGTCTCTTACGTGGTCGTGTTCGATGTTATTAAAGGTTTCAGAGTTTCTGTCGAAAGACAAACATTCCATAGGGATGTTTTTGTTGTTCTCTCCTTTAATCCAGTAGACATATCTAGGGAGTAAGTCGCCCACTAGTCTTACCTTGTGGTCTTCCTTATCCGCGTAGTTATAAGTTGATATTTTATCTTTTTGGGCTGAGCCCTTGGTTACATTAAAGCCTATTGCCATAATAATTCTCCTATTGTGTCTCCTCGAACATAAAATGAATCCTGCCGTTTTTTATGTCAAGCAGTCTGTTTTTAGTAATAATATCTTCTGATATTGGTAACATCAGAAGGTCAAGTGTGGAGTCTTTGGTTTGCTGATACTCAAAGTAATTGCGAAACGATGCGACTCCTGCATATTCCACTACTTCTTTATCTGAGTAACTGCGACCAGCATTTAGTAGTTTCTCAGGATTCAAGAGAAACGACTGTCCGCCATAGTAGTGTTTATAAAATTTAAACACTCGGTCGTTGTAATTTTTGGGTGTAAGTTTAAAAGTAATAATTCTTAGGATTGTAATGGTGTCCATAACATTTCCTTTGCTTCTTTTTAAAATCTCATTCCAATTAAATAATAACATATTATATCAAATTTTATAGATGTTGTCAAGAACTATTTTTGTCATCTTCATACGGACGACTACTTCGAATTTTTCCAATATCTTCTGGAGCCATTGTTGCATGAACGTCATTTACTGCCATATCTACTAGCTTACCTTGGTAGATGTAACTACCACAATGCATAAGTTCAATCATTGGTAATGTCCATATATCTATATTTTGCTTTCTCAAATTTTCACAAAACATATAATCTTCACTTAGATATCTGTTTTCTTCATTGATTATACAGTCAAAATAAGCATGAATTTTTTCTCCTAATTTAAACTCTCCTTCTCTTAAATGGTCAGGAGTATACTCTAACTCAGGATGTGCTTTTGCATATTCCTCAAATACACTTCTATGTATCATCATAAATCCAGTACCTGCTTCTTTGACTTTTACTGGTTCATATATAGGTGCTCTACCATTTGGGTATGCTCCATGGTCTGGATTAAAAACCATATCTCCTGCAACCTTTTCTAGTGCCACTGGGTTATCGTCAAATGTTCCTGACTTAGCAGCTTTTAATACTTTCTCCCAAGCTATAGTTTTCTTAGGATATAGTCCTGTCATAACTCTATACTTCTCTACATCTTCTGAAACTAAGTGAGTCATATACATTAAATCCTTAGCTTGCCATGCAACATCACTGTCTATAAATAACATGTGAGTTGAGTCAGATTTTAAAAAGTTAGCAACACAATAATTTCTTGCTCTAGTTACTAACGATTCATTAAATAAATAATAAATCTGCATTTCAATTCCATAATGCATAAACATACTTGTAGTGTCCATTAGTGATTTAGTATATAGTCCATAGCATTGACCACCATACATTGGAGTAGCTACAAAGATTTTCATCTTTCTCATCTGTTCCAAATTTAATTGGATTTCTTTTGTTTCTTCTGTCATAATACGGCTACCTCATAGCCTTCTCTAATATAATATCCCATCCTAGCGTTTGCTTGACGAGATGCTGTTTTGCCTTTTAAGTTTATGTCTACGATAACTGGTTGTCTTTTGCCATCCATTTTTCGGACTACTCTACCTATAAGCTGTGTAAGTAATGGTTCATTATTAACTGGTGTACCTAGTACTAAACAACTTAATTCATTTAATGATATACCTTCTGAAAATATAGATTGTGTTCCAAATAAAATATTTTTACTTGTTCTCACTTCTTGCATAGCTTCTTCTCTTTCTTCAAAATTCATATCGCCTGTTATTGATACTGCTTTGTCTCCTACAAGATTAGCACACCTCTTTAAAAAATGTACTCTGTCAGAAACAACCAATACCTTATGTCCTTCTGCAGCATACTTTGCCGCTATCATACTCACACTATGGACATATTCTTCGTTATGAGTAAGGTCGTTGATTCGTTCTGCCCAAGGCGTAAACGAACCATCTATAAATCTTATATCTGTTTTGTAAATATCTATTTTGGGTATTAGATAATTTTCTTTTGGTGGTTTAAATACATTATGTCCAAAGTAATCTCTAAACACTACATGTCTTCCATCTTTTCGTTCTAGTGTTCCTGTTAGTCCTACTTTAAATCTAGCAGGCATTTCGTCTACTATACGTGTAAAAGTTGGACTTGATACATGGTGCATTTCATCTAAAATAACTGTTCCGAATACTTCTTTTATGTCGTTTACTCGTCTGTATAATGACTGTATATTGCCAATTACTATAGGAGGCTCTACATTAAACTTTCCACCACCAATTACTCCTGCGTCAATTCCAAATACTTTTTTTACTTCTTTTTCCCACTGCGCTCTTAATGTAGTTGTATGTGTAACTACTAATGTTTTCTGACCGAGCTTCGCTGCTATAGCTAAACCTGTAAAAGTCTTTCCCCAACTTACCCAAGCGTTAATTATAGCACAGTCATCTACTTCATCATAAACCGCTTTTTGGCTTGGTCGTAAATCAAACTTAAACTCAGGAAAGTCTGCTTCTACACTAATCCTCTTATCAAAAACTTCGTAATCATCTGGGATTAAATCTAGTCTTCCAACAGGAATAGAGATTAAACCTTTTCTAATATACCTAATTGTTTTTAGCACCATAGGTGGGTCTTGTGGCATACGAGGAGGTAAAGTATAAGTCAACTCTTTTTCTATTTTATTGAACACATCAGGCGTACCCATTATCTGTATTCTATTTTTTATTACTGCTTTCATTTATTTTATTTCTTAACTTACTACTAGAGAAAGAATGTGCTCTACTAGTATAATATATTTCGTGCAATCCTTTTCCTGTAAAATGTTTATCTGTCCAATCTTCCCCTACAAACCGAAGTTGTATTGGAGTAGCTTCTAACAAATCAAGTAAACTTTGTTCTGTATCATAAGGTATAATCTCATCAATATATTTAACTGCTCTAAGTTGTATATACCTTTCGTATACCGACTGCACAGGTTGATTCTTCTCTTGCCTGTCTATGCTTGGGTCAGTTTGTAATCCTACTATTAAATAATCACAGTTATCTTTCGCTTCCTTTAGCATTACTATATGTCCTGCGTGTAGTAAATCAAATGCTCCGCATGTAAAACCTATCATAATACTGTTAGATAATCCAAATCTTCTTTTGCCCATTGCTTTGTCATAGGCTCATAGTTGTTGTTCCAAGGGCTAGACCAACCTACTTTTGTTTTTCTTTCTCTAACATGTTTGGGTAACATATCTCCAAACACCTCTCTGAGTAAATATTTGTATGTTCCTGGGTGCCAACCTGCCTGTTGTTTAAACTTCACTGCCCCATTAAAAGAGTATATGTACTGTACATAGTTTTGACCTAAAAATACAGGTCTTGATTCCATTCCAAACATTCCACAAGTTTGGTCAGTTGCTAGTATATTTTGTTCTGATGTAGATAGTAAATCAAAAAATAATCCATTATTAAATTTATCAGTCTTAGAAAAAACAACACTTGGAAACCATCCCATTTTTCGACATCTATCTACTGTTTCTTTATCCCAGTTGGGGTCTGTTATTCTTTTGGAGTGGTGTCTATATCCTGTGTATAGTTCATCAGCACTATCTCCTGTAATTACAACTTTACAACCATCTCTACTAGCTGCTTGGGCTAGTAGGTATCTTGGGGCTTGTCTATTTCTGTCAACCCAAGGAAAGTGAGTGTTTGCTATCCATTTTCTTGATAGATGTGCCATATCTTCTTGCTTTAGTACAATAATTTTATATGGAATTCCCCACTCTTTACATGTTTGTTCTGCCATAACTCCTTCGCCTCTAAAACCATCATGATTATTATAAACTGCTTTAGTCTTATCATACTGACAAATATATGCTGTTAAATCTAATCCCATATCTTTTATACAAGATAAAGCAAATGTACTATCTAATCCACCACTAAGAAATATTGCTGTCTTCTGTTTATTATTAGCAATTTTTCTTATTGATTCTACTGTTCTTTTTCTAAATTCTTGTTTATCAAAATTCCATGACCTTATTTGATAATTTTGCCATAGATTACGTTGTACAGTGCTACCAGTTTCTAAACAATGTTCTATAACTTGTCCTGGAGCTACTTTGTGAATATGCTGATAAGGAGAGGTATTTCCAGCCCACAAAGGATTGAAAATAAACTGTTTATCCATACCATCATTTTTAGTTTTGTTTATAAAACTTCTAAGACTTGTAGCAGCTGCAAAAGCTTTTCCTTTTTTATAATACCATAATGGTTTTGCACCAAATTGATCTCTAATTAAAATTACTTTCTTTTCTTTAGGTTGATATATTGCTATAGACCCATGCCAATTTGTAAATTCTAAAAAGCTTAGACCATACATATCATATCCATTAGCTAAAAACTTTGTATCATTGGGTTGTGTCGTGTCATACATTTCTCCATTAAATACAAGTATATGTCCTTTTTTAGTCTTATATGGTTGTTTTTGATTTTGCCCACTAATATCTAATAGAGCATGTCCAAGAGTTAAAGTGTTATCAGACCAGAAGTCCATACCATCAGGTCCACGGAACTCTTGTCGTTGTAGCATTGTTACTGCCATATGTTTATTCTGTGTTACTATAAATCCGCACATTATATTTCTCTATATTCTCCTTTTGTAAATACACTCATATCTTCTTGTATAGGATGACAGTCAAATGCCAAACTAATTCTTTCTTTTTTACTTATATTTGGTTTTACTTCATGAAATAAATGACAACCAAACCATTGTAAATCTCCAGGAGTACTAGGAATATTGCCTATCCAATCATAATCAGTACCTATACTGGTGTCTCCTGCTATAAATAAATTACCACATTTAAAATTTCCTGAAAGTTCTCTTGAATGTTTATGTCTTGGAACTCCTTCCCCTTGTCGTAAAACATTAGCCCAGCATTGTACTACATGAGTACTCTTTAATATTGTTTGTAATTTAGGTATTAAAAATTCAAAATCATCTAACCAGTTATAACAAGAATACTTACTAGTTAAACCTTTAAATGGAGTTCGCCATCTTGGGGGAATACCTAATACATATGCTTCTTTTACTAATATTGTTTGCTCTATTTCTTTTACTTCTTCAGGAGTAATCCAGTTGCTGTATGTAATCATTTTAACCACATCACAAAACTTAATTTTCTTCCACTTACTAAGTCAGAAACTCTATGTACCCAGCTTCCACTATATAATATTGCATCTCCTCTATTTAATTTTAAATCAGGTAGGTGTCTCATTTGAAAGTCTGCGCCTTCATATTCCCACTCATTTGATAAATTAATAGATACAGACACAGTAGAGATATTAGGTTCTGCATGCCACTCTAGTCCTTGTTTTGGTTCATCATAACACATAATATGTGCATAATGTCCAAACTTAAAGTCTAATGAATCAGGCTCTAGTTCAAACTTTTCTTCTGCTAAAGCTTTTAAAGGTCGAAGATGTTTAGTCATACTGCGTATAGTCCAGTAAGTTCTATTCACAGCATGCTGTTGTCCTTTACTTCTAGTTTTTAGTCCAACTTCTAAAGTAGGATTTGGGTCAAGCACTCTAGTAAGTGCAATGTAATCATCACATTCATCTGCTGATAAGTAATTTCTTATAACAAAATACTTATTCTTCATGAGGTTCTTCTTCTATGGTATACCAATCTGTTATAGTTTCTAAGTCTATATCGTCCCATCTTTCAAACTCAATGTCGTAGGCTAAGCACTTATCCATTTGTGCTGCCTTTTGATTAAAAGATAATCCATTACCACTAGGAATAAAATAAGGGCAACATGTCATTTCCCTTTCTTTTTGACCTCCACTATTTAAACTAGTGTACT